CTAAGGTTACATCAGGAGATGCGTTAAGGATACCTACACGATTGTTAGTAGAGTCTACTTTTAAGCTGTTAGTGTCTACTATAACGTCACCAGTAACTGTAAGAGCACCTAGAGTGCCTACGCTTGTAATGTTAGTCTGTGCAGCAGTAAGTACAGAACCTGTCAAGTTACCAGTAACATTACCCGTGACATCACCTGTAACATCACCAGTTACATTCCCGGTTACATTACCAGTAAGATTACCTGTGACATTACCTGTAATAGGAGCAGTGACACCAGCAAACGTAGGACTGTCTGTAGTGGCTACGCCTTGGTTCAGTGCTTTGACTGATGCTTCACTGGTTAGCTCTGAGTCCATCAAAGCACCAGCGGCAGTTACATTGGCTGTGTCAGTTACATCTGCACTAGCTTCAATACCATCTAGCTTAGATTCATCAGCATCAGTAAACGCATTAGTGTCTGCATTAGACTCATAGGCAGTCTTAATCTCAGCAGCAGTCTGGTCAGCAGTTGCTCCTGATTCAATACCGTCTAACTTAGCACCGTCTGTAGCTACGTCACGTCCGTCTACAAGGCCATCAGTAGTTAAGTTACCTGATACCACAGGGGTAGACAAAGTCTTGTTAGAGAGCGTCTGTGTGCCTGCTAGAGTAGCTACAGTAGCATCAATAGCTAGAGTAACTCCAGTACCTGAAGCAGTAGAGTCAATACCTGTGCCACCTAAGATACCTAGAGACTCAGAGTCCAAGTCAATGTCAATGCTTGTGGAGCCATCAGTTACATCAAGATCCTGTGCAGTAACCTGTGAGTCTACGTATGCTTTGACTGACTGTTGTGTAGGCACAAGGGATGCACTGTCGGATGACATATTGTCTTCATCAACCCATCCTGTAATGCTAAGGGTACCATCCGACAAAGTTTCAAATACAGTTGTACCTGTAAGTGCAGCATTGTTAGAGTTTGCTTTAGTTGCTGATGCAGTTGCAATGTTATTGAACTCTGTGTCAATCTCAGTGCCTTTGACAATCTTAGCAGCGTTACCTGAAGGTAGTGAGTCCTTTGCTGCAAAGTTTGTAGTCTTAGTATAATTACTCATTAAATTGTTCTACCTATGAATGCTTCAATGTTTACATCTTGTATTGAAAATGACTTCTCGTTAATTGTGGCATCTAAACCAATAGTTACTACTCTGCCAGATCCAGTAGCTTTAGTTGTTGCTTTGTTTACAATAATAGATGCGTTGTACTGCGAGGTTGCTACGTTGTACTCAGAAAGACCATACTCTGCAATAGACGCATCGTCTACTGTTAACAGTTGTTTGGTATATCCTTCAGTATAATCGTAACCCCAGTTTAACAATAGGTCTGTGCCTTGACCACCTACAATAGTAAATGTTATTTCTTTTAGAATCTTTAGCTTACTAGCGTCACCAAACGAAAGAGCATTAGTGTAATACTTCATTGTGTAAGTAGAAGTATCGTCCAGGAAACCAAAGTATCTGTTAATTCCTTTAGAGTTACCAAAGTAAACGTCATTGCTATCTGTAGTTGTAGCACACAGGATGCCAGTAAACGGCCATGTAGTTACCCTATTAGCTCCATTCTCTAACTTACCACGCATGTCAAAACAGAACACAAGGTTGTTAACTGTAGGCAATATCAACAAGTAAAAAGCATTCTCTTCACTGTAGACTGACTTAATGTTGCCTGTTTCTACAGATACTGCCTGTACTAAGTCATCCCGTACATTTACAGATACGTCACCAATAGGATTAGACTTCTCTTGTATAACCCTGCCCAAGCTACGGACACCAGAGTCAGACAAGAATATAAGGTCTGATCCTGTAGACTGTACGCTGTCTCTAGCAATACAGCCAATGTTAGTAATAACATCAGCTAGGGTCATAGTAGACGGTGAACCAGCACCAGAGTACAGAATAATACTACGCTTACCAAAGATAACTAAGAAGTCGTTAAACTCTGACAACGCTACAATCTCATCGTAGCCTGTAGGCCATACAGTAGTTAAGTCTAATGAGCCTGAAGCGCCTCCGTGAAAATTATCTCCGTCTAGTAAATCAGAGAAATATAAAGTATAACTATTGTTTGTTACATCTGCTACAAAGAGTCTACCAAAAGCTGCTAATACTTCATTGCCTGCCGGTGCTGCATGACCACCATCTGTTACTGCTACAAGAGTAGTGCTACCAGCAACACTTACTAGTGCAGCATGTCCACGCTGAAAGAAATAAATGTCGTTATTAAAGCTGACGATCTTCCAGTTGTTAGCAGTAATACTGTAGCCACCGGGGAGCGTTACTTCAGTTAGTGTAGTAGTTCCTGTAAATATCTTGTTGTTACCAGCAGAAAATACTATCTTAGTGCCGTCTCTTTTAACGTACTCAAAGATAGACTCTATGCCAATACTAGACCCTAAAGGTGTAGCACTGGTTGTTAGTTTATTTAAGCCTTGCCTAGCTCCAATACGACCATACTTGTCTATCACCATATTCTCAGCAATAGCAGCAAAGGTAGCATCCTGAGCTACAGGAGAGTCTTGAGTGTTAAGACCCTTAAACCCTGGAGCAGCAATGTATATGTGTTCTCTGTTCTGAGCCATTAGGGAGTAGTCCAGATAAACTCTTCAGGGTTCTTATAAGCATCTAAAGCAACAGCATCAGATAAATGTTTGTCTGCAATCAAGAAGTAATCCTGTGCTGTAGTCCCACCAGTTTCACCACGCTCTCTAGCCAACAAAGCTACAGCGTTGTGTACTATAGCGTTCTTAGGTAAGACTGTAGTGTCTGTATCTAAAGACAGTTCATCTTCTCTAGCAATTAAATCAAAGCGTAAGTTAAAGACACCTGATGGTTTAGGGTACACTCTTACTTTAGTATCACTATTGCTGTCAATACCGCTAAAGGTATATGAGTCAGGACTACCAGTTACTTCACCAGAAATGTAATAAGCATTGTTAAACCAGTTAGGTGTCTGATAGTGCATAAAGAAGTTTGATGTGTCGTTAATGACACTATATATTCTAACACGTTCTCCAGCGTTTGTCAAGCTATATTCTGTAGTATTTTCTACAGTAGGTACTACAATAGTTGTACGTAGTGTAGACCACTGGTGAGAATCTTCTACAATTTGCTTTGCGTCGTTAACAAAGTCACCTACCATCTTGCTGTAGGTGTTCTGTGTAATTGTGGATACTTCTTCTTCTCGTAGCCTACGTAGTACCTCGTTGACTATGTTCAAATATGTGGTGCTCATCTACCGCCTGCTCCGTATAAATTTTGCATAACTGCTTCTTGTAGTAAAGAGTCTTGAAACAAGCCTAGACTATTTTGCACTTGATCTTTAGACAGTGCTGGGAATGATGTAAGGTTACGTATTTGATCTGCTACTGTATTAGCATAATTATTTTCTGGATCATATGCAACAGGAGCTTGATAACCTTCGTACTGTGGTGCTAACTCTAGTAGCTCAGGTGCTTGATATGTTTTTCTAAACTGATAATCTTCAAAGTCTGGTGGTGTGTAGCCTCCAGTTCCTCCTTGGCCTCCTAACATTCCAGAAAGCAAACCTAAGCCTAGCCCAGCGCCAATGCCTGCCCCTGCACCTTGTCCTCTACCTGTACCTAAACCTTCACCGTATCTAGCTTCACCAAGAGCTTCTCCTGCTGCTACAGCTTCTCCGTACCTAGCTTCTGCGGCTGCTGCTTCTGCTTTTGCTTGTGCTTCTGCTGCTTCCCTAGCAGCTTCCGCTGCTTCTGCTCTAGCTTCTGCTTGTGCAATAGCTTCTTGCTCTGCCGCAGCTTTAGCTTCTGCTGCTGCTCTAGCTTCTTCTGCTTTTCTAGCTTCTTCAGCTAAACGTGCTGCTTCAGCTTCTCTAGCTGCTTGAGCTTCCTGTGCTTCAGCTTGTGCCTGCTGTTCTGCTTCTATTTGTGCAGTAGTGTCTTCAGCAGTAGTGTCCTCCAGTATATCTGTAGGCTCTGTAGTTGTAGGAGGCGTAGGTTCAGGAGTAGGAGCAGTAGTAGCTACAGGTGTAACTGGAGGAGCTACTGTAGGCTGCTGTGATGGAGTAGACACTG